TACTTAAATGGAGTAACAGGTATCATTTAAACAAAGTCCAGTTTTGCAATGTAAGCATAAATCTTTAGAAACTTTTTTAATATCTTCTATATTAATATTAGTATGTGATTTATTGTTTTTAATATTAGACATAATAGTATTTAGTATATCTTCTATTTTTTGTTTTCTTTTAATTTTATCAGGATTCGAATAAGAATCATTTGGTCTATAAGGATTAAATGTGGTAAAATTTTCAGTAACTTTATTATTATTTAGATCTAAAATAGAATTACAAAGTTTACAATGATTCATCGAATATAATATTTCACCTGTTAGTTTAATTGTTGGTTTAACCATATTTTGCGAAGCTGAATAATTTTTATTTGGAAATAAATTATTTTTATCAGGTGAAATAACACAACTACTATCATTGGTACAATCATTTCTATTATATTTTTTTAATGGAATTATTTTATCTGATGTCCATTCTTTCATGATTGGAGATATTTTAGGAGTACACCTCTTAATATTAATTTTAAAAATTTTTTTTTTTTTTTTAATTTTTTTGGTATTTTTGTAAAGTAAGTTAATAATATTTAATAAGAATATATTGCAAAATAATAAAAATACTGTAAAATTGGATAATGTATTAAATAAAAGTCTAATTATTAAGGTTATAGTGAAAGACAAAAAAAATGTTAAAATTATATTCATATATAATAGAATACTATTTTTTTTCTAAAAGATTCTAATAATAATCAGTTTCATGGATATTAATATCAATGTTTTTTATAATAAAAAACGATAATATAATTATTATTATAAAGGTAATTTTATTATTTAAACCTAAAAATATGTATAAGCTAGAACCAAAAATTAAAATAATAAATAAACCTAGTAAACGTTTGCTTAAAATATCTTTAATTGATGATTTATTAGTGTTATTGTTACTATTCATATAATATTATATTATAAATTAATTATTTTGTATTTTTACCTTTGTTCTTTTTAGTGATATTTTTTCAACTGTTTCTCTGTTTTCTAGTATATATTTACATATCTCTGATGCTTGTGTTTCATTCTTAAAATATGATGTTAATGTTTTTGTTATATTTACTTTATTAAGTGGTACTTTATTATTTCTTATATTATAGCTTAATTTTCCATCTTTAGTATTCATTTGTGAAATATTAAATTGTTTCATAGTATCTAAAATATTGTTGGATAAATCCTTTTTTCTATCTTTCCTATCTTTAGAAGCTTTCGCTAATACTTTAATTTCTTCATCAAGTTCTAAATATTCTTTTACATATTCTTGTAATTTTTCTTTTAAAAATTGAAATTCTATTTCATCTGTCTGATTCATTACCTTTTTATAAGAAAAAAAATAATGGAACAATCCACATATAAAAATGGTACATTAGATAGATTACGTGATAGTAAGAATAAACGAGAAAAATATGAAAATTTTTTAGAAAATAATTATAAAACACCATTTGGTGTAACCGTAATATCTAATATTATTAAAAAACAAAATACATATTTATTAGAATGGATTTGTAAAAAGAAGCAGTTGAATAACAACGAAAAAGGAGAATTATTTAAAAACTTTTTAAAAATTAATTATTTTTGTTCGGATATAGTTAGTGAAAAAATATTTAATCACACGTATAAAAAATAAATTAATAATATTAATATAGATATATGAAAATAGGTATTGTAGGTAATGGTTTTGTTGGTAGAGCAACATATTTGCTTACTTGTAAAGATATAGAAATTATAGTATATGATAAAAATCCAAAATTGTGTCACCCCGAAGATATCAAATTTAACGATTTAGGTACGTGTTCTATAATTTTTATTTGTGTACCAACCCCTATGAATAAAGATGGAAGTTGTCATATTGATATAATATTAGATGTGACACATAAATTAAAAAATATACCAAATTTTAAATCCGAAATATTTATAAGGTCAACTATTACACCTGGTATTTCAGACAAATTAGGGTGTCATTTTATGCCTGAATTTCTAACGGAGAAAAATTATGTGCATGATTTTGTTAATAATGAAAATTGGATTTTTGGACTATATAATAACTCTCAATTGGCCAAAGATTTAATTTCGAAATTAATAAATTGTGCACATAAAAATAAAGTTATTTCACATAATAATGTTTTTTTTGTATCTAATAAGGAGGCAGAAATGGTTAAATTATTTAAAAATAATTTTTTAGCTCTAAAGGTATCATTTTGTAATGAAATAAATCAATATTGTCAAAAAAAGGACATAAATTATGAAACAGTTCGAAATCTGGCGGCGAAAGATAAACGTATTGGTGAATCACATACCCATGTTCCTGGTCCAGATAACAAATATGGTTATGGTGGAACATGTTTTCCTAAAGATACAAATAGTTTATTATATGAGTTTGAAAATATGAAATTAGATTCTTATATAATTAAGGCAATGATAAATCGAAATGAAAATGTAGATAGAAAAGAAGCTGATTGGAAATCTGATTATGGAAGAACGGTTATATAAAAATTAAATTATATTTATTAATATTATGGATGATGTACAATCATATCAAGAATCTGTATGTAAAAATATAGAATTCATTAAAGAAAATCTTAAAGGGTATATTAATGTTGACCCAAAATACTTTGACTGTGTTCCAGTAGGAAGTAGGGTAAGATATATTACAGACAAAGGTAAGTTTAGATTTGGTGGTAAATTAATTAAAAATGGTTCGCCTAAATTTTTTGTATTAAAAAATGGCTATAAAAATGTAACTTGGAGTGTTAATTTAGAAAAAAATTATATTTATATATTTAATGAAAAAGAAAGCATAGATGAAAAGGTAGAAAAAGACAATTTATATAAATTATATAAAGCTGGTTATATAAAAATTCTAGAAGAACCCGAAATTACAGAAATTAATGATGAAAAATAAATATTGAATATATTTAGATAATATTAGTAATACATAACCATATGAGTGTAATTATTATATTCATATGGATTATGCTAATAAATAGATTAAATAAAATGTAACTATTAATAAACCTTTCAGTGTATTTAATTGGATAATTAATCAAATGCTACAACCACATTTATAGCATGTTTATTTAGTGTTTTTGTAGCGGATACGGACAATTCTTTTCGTTTTTTTCTATCTTTTTTTGTTAAGTTTTCACTATGAATCGTTTTTAAATTTTTAGGACTAACTTTTTTACCAACAGTACTTTCTTTTTTACCAGTAGTACCTTCTTTTAATGATTTCCTAATATTAGAATTCATATCTTCTTCTATGGTTTTAATATTATTTTTTATATATTCTAATACATTATGTTCTAATGCCCATCTAAAAAAATTAAGTTGTCCAACAGTTGTAATTATAAACTTATCTTTATCATAATAAAATTGTATTCTATCACGTCTACAAAATGGATCAAATTGTTTTTTAGAATAAGCTTTTAATTGTGATTTATAATTCAAATAAACTATAAATTGCATATAACCACTTGATGATGGTGGTATCATTTCATATGATTTACTACTTGAATTATTCTTCTTAATTTTTTTTTTACTTTTTTTTAATTCTAAATCCTCTTTGTCTTTTAAATGTTTAGATTTCAAATAATATACTATATTATTTTTTTTAGCATAATTTGTTACAAACCAATCAATTATACGCAATGATGTTTTAGATTTACCATTCAAAATTGATAATATTTCTTGAATATTATTATTTGCATAAAATTTAGTTAGAGATGTCATTAACAAATTCTGTTTACCAGTGATATTATTACCATAATATGAATTACCAGGTATACCAGGCATTCTTTAAGTATATATAATCGATTTATACGCCTTAAGTAATTTAAATAAATCATTTTATTTTAATTTGTTTCTTTTCTTTTTCCTTTTTTGTTTACTTCTCCTCTTTTTGTTTCCACCACCTACAACTGAGTTTAAACTCATCCATATATTAAATGGTTCTTTTTTAGAACAATTTTTAGGACCTCCACCTTTTTGGTTTTTTTTAGTTTTTGTCATTAATATATAAACAGATTTTAATATAGTTCATAGTTATTTTCGATATTAATATCATTTGCTTTAGGTTCATCTATATCATATTCGAACTTAGAATTATCTATATTATCCAGCCATAAATTATTTAATTTATTTTCTGCCGTTTTTATATAATTATAAGAAAGTCGGTCCAATTTGTCTATATTTTTTTCTAACAATGATTCATATATTTTTGGACACGAATAAATCATAGAAGATATGGTATTTAACATTTTTTTTCGTTCATTTAGTAAATTTTCAAACATATGTCTTAATTTTATATCTTTATAGTTAATATCATCTAAAATAATTAAGAAATTATCTAAATGTATCAAAAAATCATTATATGTTTTTTTATTATATTTTTTAAAAACATTAATTTCTTGTACGATTTCTAAAAATTTTTCATTTTTATGTATCATTTGTTTTTTATTGCTAATTTTTTTGTTTTCTTTAGTAAGTGTAACATCAGATTTTATATCTTTCATATAAATAAAATAAACACCTAAACTAGATAAGAATATGCTTAATAAGATTCTAGTTTCTAATTGTAAATTTATACAAATAGATATTAGAAATATAAATATAAAAAAATATTTTAAATAATTCATTATTATAGAATAACATATTTTTATCCTGTAACCGCATACATAATTTTAGGTTCCTTCACCTTTTTACTAATATATTTTTTAGTAAATGTAAATAATAATGCAGATAAGATTGTTATAGACCCCGCATAGTATATGTAATACATCGGATTTCCTTTATTAAATTTAATAGAACGACTAATAAAAAATTTAACTGCTTCATGCCAAGCAAGAGCTGAAGCCAACATAAAGCCAAGTATGATATGATTTAAACTTGATATATAAGTTTGATTTATTATTTGACCAATATCTTGGGAGATATTTTTAGTAACATCTTCTAAATATGGATTTGCTTTAGGTATTGGTTTAGTCTCTGCAATATTTCTAACCGCATTGATACTCATGCTTTTTGTAGTATTACCAACATTTCCAAAATTAGTTAAATTATTATCTCTTTGATTCATCATTGGATTATTAGTTGTTAACATACTCAAATCATTCATATTATTCATATTATTCATATTATTCATATTATTCATATTATTCATATTCATATTATTCATATTATTCATATTATTATTAATATTAGCATTGATATTATTATTAGGATTTTGCATTAAATTATTAATTATATTAGCGTTATTTCCAGTACAATCACAATTATCTATATTCATATATCATTATATTAGAAAATAATATTAGTCTATTATTCCATAATTTCTTTTAGTTAAATGAATCCGACAATAATCTATTTTTTTTAATTTATGCTTATTACAACGAATTTTTTTACCATTTTTCCAAACATTAGCATGACACCTATTATAATTATCTATTATTCTCAATTTTTTAGGCGTTTGTTCTCTTTTAATTTCATTTGGTCTAAAAGGTTCTATAAAATCATAATGTAAATATTCATATGTATACAGGTCTTTTAATACCGTGTTTGCCAAATCAAATAATACATATTCTTTAATTTGTCTTAATGATGATTCAACATATTTTAAATCAGTATTAGAACATTTATTAGTAATCATTAATACATAATCATTAAAATAATTAAATATTCAATTTTTCTTTATTAATAATGTCAATCATAAATAATTTTGCCATTTCTTCATTAGTTATTCTTTTAAAAAAAACCTTTGACTTGGCTGTCCAAATTTTAACCGCTCTTAACAAACAATTACCATTTTTTTTATCTATTACTGTTCCACCACCTTTTACTTCTATATCATAGAAATATTTATCACTAATATATTTTACAAAATCACCTTTCTGAATATTATCATACTTTACATATCTATAATTTTGTAATGTTTCTTTTGCCTGTTCAAAATTTTGTATATTTTTAGGTATAGATAAAAACTTTTCATAAAATTCATATAGTTTATCTTCTCTTTCTGTAACTATTTCAGATAATGTCTCCCTTGGAACCGATTTAACTGAATCTAATATTAAATTGATATCTAAACTCATTATTATACTATTTCTTTTTAGTTTTTTTATTTAAACTTGTTTTTGAACGTTTATTCTTTCGGGAGATAATGACGCGCTTCTTTTTATTATTTTCTGTAATATCCAAATTAGACAATAGATTTGATATTTTAGTGTCTACTATCCAATCACCAGATTTAAAATATATTGGCATTGACTTAAAATACCCATATTTACAAATATCTAATAAACTACATCCATTTAATCTATCTATAATATTTAATGAAAGATTATTAGGAGAATAGTTTTCTATATATCTTTTTAGGATATTTAGTTCTTCTTCTATAATTAAATATCTTTTATCTAAATTATTTATATCCATTTTTAAGATAGATTCAACATAATTAGTATCATACATACCATGATAAATATCTCTAAAAATAGAGTCACTATCATCTAATCTAAGTAATATCAATTCTTTAATTAATGTCCATTTTTTTTGAATTTTTAATGAATAAGTATCTAAATATAATATCATTACTAATATAGATAAAAGATATAATATAATTAATTTAAGGAATATTAATTAATTAATAATAAACTTATATATTAAATAATAATGGATAAGAAATTAGAATTATTGTTTGAATTACTAAAAATTATTAATGTAAATGTAAGTAATATTGATGAATTAATTGACCTTAGTATTGAACAACAGTTACTTCGTAACCCTGAAATTATTGAAAAATATTATAAATTTATGCCTAGTTTAAAAAAGGAGTACAATTCAGAAATGTTAACATGTCTACATAAAAATAGTTTAAAAAAACAAAGATTTCCCGCTATTAATACTATTAGACAAATTTTAAAATGTAATAATTTAAGATTAAAACCATATACTGTGTCAAAAGGATATGAAAAAAGTACTGGAAAAAAAATCGTAGAAAGATTCTATGTTATTAAATATTTTGAATAATATTTAATATTAAAATTGATTAATTGGATAAAAAATAAAACTATATCATGACATCAGTTTAAATATTTAGAATATTCTAATAAAAAGATTTAAATATAACATGTTATTCGTATAGAGACAATTCATTAAGATTTCCATTTTTTTTTCTACCACCACAATTTTTAAAACTACAATCCCATAAGTTGCAATTTATACGGTGTTTATGTAATATTTTATTACTGAAAGAGGTGTCTATTAATTCCATAGTAAAACCATAATCTGAACTATTATAACTATCACTATCACTATCACTATCACTATCATCATGACAATTTATACACAAAATTTTATTTTCATTTTCATCATATTTAATTATCGGATTATAATTACAATTTTTACAATAACTTTTGTTACATAATATACACTCCGTAAAATCACCACATTCTTCACAACATTTTTTATCACAATTAGAACAGTTTGTTAAATAATTAAATTTAGTTATATGTACTTTTTTATTAATCTTAGAACTAATTTCTGGAATTTTACAAATATCGCAAAAATTAGTATTATTATCTTCGCAAATTAAATTAAGATAATCATAATCATTCATCATATAATTTATAAACTTAATCAATTAATATCAATTTTAAATTATTTAAATAATTTAATAACTATATCATAATGAGTCGTTACCAAGATTTCCTTTGGAAAGGAAACACAAAAATCAATACTGCATATAACATATATTATAATAAAATTGATAACAATGATAATTTCTGTAAATAAAAATGAATAATATAAATAATCATAAAAAGTCAGATGATATATATTTTTTTAGAGAGTATAATGAGAATGGATATATGAGTAATTTTTATCCCACAAATTTCACAGATGATGGTATCCCATTTAATTGTAGTGAACAATGGTTTATGTATCAAAAATGTTTAACATTTGACCCAAATAATAATAGACTAAGATGTCTAATCCTAACTGAACTTAATCCAAAAATGGTTAAAAAATATGGACGTCAAGTCAAAAATTTTGATGAAGATATCTGGAATTCTAAAAAATATGATATTATGGTAGATGCTCTAAGACTAAAATTTAATCAAAATTTAGAAATTAAAAAAAAACTTTTATCTACAAAAGGTAAAAAACTTTACGAAGCATCTCCATATGATAAAATATGGGGTATAGGTGTTAATTATCAAACTGCAAATCATATAAATAAAAATAGTTACGGTCAAAATCTTTTGGGAAAAGCGCTAATACAAGTAAGAGATGAATTAGATAATTAAATTAAATGTATTATTTAATATATTATATAATATATATTTATATGACATTTTTTATATTTAATGAAAGACCAATTGGTA